GTGCTGGTTGCATCATCAAATAACACACGATTCCAAGTTTCTAATTTTCTACGAATAGCCAAATCTTGAGGCATTCTAAAAGTAACATTCCAACTATCATTACCAGTATAGGTAGCTGTACCTGGAACATTAAATTGTAACCCCATATATTTTACTGGTATATTGGTAATATCTCTTTTGGGAAGAGACGTGGTTGTAATATAAACCAAATCTGATTCATCAAAATTAAGGCCAGAAATGCCAGTTTCTATACTAACAACCCTGAAAAGATTTTTACGCGCAAAATCTTTCTTATAAGCTGTTTGATAAAAGTTCTGAATGTTTTGATTAGAAAATATATTTGGCATATGTTAATACTTACCTATTAGGGAACTAATTCGCTTAGATTTACACCAGTACGTGTACCAATGAACTCTGCTAATATGAACTCAGCTGTCCTTGTTGGTTGAATGTAAATAGCAACTTTCAATTCATTGTTATCAATAACGTCTGGAGTGTTATTGCGTTCGTCGCAAATTATACGATAATCGTACACACCATCATTATTTTTAGCTTGTTCAAAAATTGGTGACAAAGCATTAACCAAACGAACTCGTGTAGAGAAGCTGTTGGGTTCAAAGATGAAGAATTTCAACAATCTCTTAGTAGCTTTTTCTAAGGTTAAGAACAATCTACGAACATTGATTCTATCAAATGCAGATGGTTGATTAAATAATGTTTTTTGACCAAAGATAACATAGCCATCACCTGGGAAGAATGCTATTGGGTTTTGATTAATCTTATACAAGTAATCTCTTTGTTTTTGAGTTGGATTAATTGCTAAATCAATTACATTTCTTAACACGCCACGAGTGAAACCAGCGGGTGCAGACCAAGGAAAGCTTACTGCGGATGAATAAGCAATATCTGCGGCTACATACCCAGAAGACGGCAACCAAACTAATTGATCAGAAGAGGTGTCATTGTTACGAATCCAGTTAGCATAGCTAGCTCCATATTGAGATGGAATACTTCCTAAAAGGTTCTTTAAAGGGTTATAAACTTCTTTAGAAAAGTCATATCCCAATTTGGCAGAAACCTTAGAATTAGGACCATTTACAAAAATATAACGCAATGGATCTAAGATGAACATGTGGTCTCTACGCTCCTGGGCCTCTGCTGCTTCATAGAACAGATTAGCAATGCTAAGATATGCTTCTCTTAAATTTTCAACCCCGACCACATAACCAGTCCCACCCTCTGCCGGATTTTGTAAAGCAGACAAAGCCGCAGAGCTCATTGGATAATTTTCATCAAAATAATATTGAACAGACTCTTTTTTAGAACGAGGATTGTTCTTAGCTCCAGCCCAAATTGTACCCAATCCACACTCTGCCGCAATATCTATATCAATGTCTAAATCTCTTAAACGAGTTAAATTACGACTAACCTTGGCTGGCAAATTACCAATATCATTTAAAGTATCATTTGTAGAGGATACAAAAACTCCATGTGAATACAATTTCCTAGCACCGTTTGATACTCTAACCGTCTTAGTAGGTGTTCCATTTTCAGACACCCAAGTACCTTTAGAACTAATATAAGGATTAACATATACCTTTATTTGGCTGCGGGTAGCTTCTGAAACTCTTTCTAAGAAGAAAGAAGTTGGTGTACCTCCTAAAGGATTGCTTTGAGTTTTGTTAACATATAAAGATCCTACTAATGGAGTGTCTAGTCTATAATCCAGGGTTACATTATCACCATATATAGAAGTGCGAATCTTATAAACTGCAATTGTAAGGCTGTCGTTATAGTTGTTCTGAGAAAAATCAAAACCATTTGGCAGTCTTTCTATTGCTTCTGAAATACTATTTTTCGGTGATCTGTAATCAGCAGACAGAGCAAAACTTAAACGGGAACTTGGAATGTCTGTATAGTATTGTTTAAATCCATTGTTACCAGCCGCAGCTTTAATTCCTGTAACAGCATCAAAGTCTGTAGCTGGGCTGATGTTTGAATTATCAGCTATAGCAACATAATATCCCTCATAAAGACTGTTTACAGCCAATTTAGAAGGATTTAATACTACAATACCACCTTTTCCAATTTGAGATTCTAAATTGATTTCAGACACTGAATATCTATCTTGCCAATTTATACCACCAGAAACTATATAGTCATATTGTGCATCTGTTAAAATTACAGAAGTAGGTTCTAAGATATGAAAATTATCAGCTTCTTCATAGGTTACTGTAGTAATATAAAAAGCAGATATATTTAATACTGTATTAGAACCCGCATTGGCTGTAGTATAGGCAACAGTTGTGGGATAACTTCTAAATATTTCATTAATACTTTCCACATAAGCCGCACTGGTGGCTGGTGTAGATACAGAATTTAAATAACCAGTTCCCAAAGCACCCCCATCACCGGTTATAATTTGAGTGAAAGCATTAATGTAATTAGTAACAGCAACTGGTGAAGAGGTATATGTAGTAGAGGCTACCCAATTGTTTTTTATGCCAGATCCGTTTAATGTAGCAGAAACTGGATATACTAAAGCACTATAAGAACTGGCATATCCTTCACCTTCACCGGGGCCATAAGGAATACGAGTCACTAACAATTTTCCAGGAGATTGTGTTAAAACTTGTCTGGCAGAATGGTACAAATATCTTTCTTGAGCATTTGTAGGTAAGCCGAAAATTGATTCAAATTCAGATACAGATCCTATCTGAGTTACTTCATCTGTGGGGCCTTGAGCTGCAAAACCTGTCATAAAGATCGTGGTGCCCATTTCTGTACTCACTAAAAGGGTCCGATCTGTTTCTGAAATTTGTACACCGGGTGAAGATATGTATCTTGTTGCCATAATAAATTATGAAATATTTATCCTTTATCAGGGGCAATAAAGTGTTTCTTTAATTTTAAGGATAAATAATAACATGTCTAAATTTATCCAACTCTTGAATCGTGTGCAAAAAACATTATTATTCTCAGAGGAAGCCGTAGACCCGTTTAAAGCAGCTTTGCAAGGATTAACCTCAGATGAGCAAGCCATTGCCTCAAAAATACTAGCACAAACCAACAAAGAGGGGGCACCTATGATGACTACTAAAGAACAAGAAGTTTGGAAAAAATATCAAACAGACCTACAGAAACGTTTGCAAGAAACTCTTAACTCACCAACTTCTGTAAAGACCAAAGAAACTTCCTCTAAAGAACAAACATCTTCTTCTAAAGAACAATCTCCTCAACAAACAAAATCAACAGACACAACCAGTGCAAGTTCATTTATTCCTCCGGGAGTTAGCTCTTAAGTTGTATAAATAATATTATATATGGGCAAAAAAACCCGTCCTAACAAGCGGCCTTTACCTACAACTGAATCAGAATTTTCAGAAACTAGAGTAAAGGATACTTCACCACATGTTTTTCAACGAAACAAAATATCTTTTGATTTCAGTATACGAGAATTGCCGTGGACAGATAAACAAAAAGAATTGCTAAGCATTATCTTAAACAAACAAACACGATGTGTTTTCATAGAAGGTCCTGCCGGTACTTCTAAAACTAGCACAGCAGTTTATGGTGCTTTACAACTTTTAAAGATTAAAAAGGTTTCTGACATTATATTTGTACGTAGTGCAGTAGAAAGTGCAGATAGCAAAATTGGATATCTTCCTGGAACTATAGATGAAAAATTTGAAGCGTATATGGCTCCGTTTGTAGAAAAGATGGAAGAATTCCTAGATTCTGGTACCATTAAAAAACTTCACACCGACAATCGAGTAAGTGCAATGCCAGTTAACTATATACGTGGTTTACATTGGCCAGCTAAGGTCATTATCGTAGATGAGTGTCAAAATATTACCTTTAAAGAATTGGTAACTACTATTACCCGTTTAGGTGAGTTTTCTAAGATTATCTTTTTAGGAGATCCTAAGCAATCAGATCTACCATCTGGTAAGTCTGGTGGTTTTAGTAAAATTTGTAAATTGTTTACCGGTGAAGACAGTGAAGCTCACGGAATACATCACTTTCAATTTACTAAAGAGGATATTGTTAGATCTGAATTTGTTAAGTTTGTAGTAGAGAAGCTGGAAAATAATGAATCAACACATGAAATGTTTCCTTCCCATTGATACTCGTAAGTGTAAATATATGACAATCTATGAGCAAGAAAACACAAAAAGCTGATTACCAAACTCTTACCAACAGACCAATTAACTGCCAATACTGCGGTGAACGCGTTATGGGTCAAATTGTAGAGGTTTACGACCCAGCTTCAAAAAAAGAAAATAAACTTATTAGATGGAACTGCCATCGTTGCGGTAATACCGCTCGTATAGGAAGACCTGCTTAATATGAATATAGAGAAAATTGTACAAGAGTCTTTAAGTGATTTGTGGAACAACAAATCTTGGGGCGGTCAATCTCAAGCCCCTCGTAAAGACTTTGGTCCTGGAGACACTTCCAATAGAGGGTACAATTATTCTTATCAGCAAACCAATAGTCCAATCTCTACCCCAGGACCAGAGGCCAACCATCCCCCAGATTTTGGTTGGCCTCTGCAAACCGTGACAGATCATTTTGCCGATGCTTTTTCTAGCTTGTTAGAAGCCGGACAAAAAATAGAAATGGGTTTAAATCTCAATAAATCCTTTTCCAAAGAACAAGTAGCTAAATTAAAAAAGACTTTAACCTTTTTAGGTAAAGTAACAGATGCCATACAGCTCTTAGATAAAAAAGTTCACGAAGCTGCAGAACTTTCTCTTAATTTTAAAGGCATCAACCAAGACAAGGCTTGAGTTTCCCACTAATAAGAAGTATTATATTGTTAATGAAAATTAACAAAAATCTTCTTAACTTTTTTAAATCTACGTCAACAGTGTTGGCGTTATCAGGTTTATGTGGGTTAGCCTTTCATTTATTAAATCATAATTTTTGGGCTTCCTTTATTTTGGCTTTCTTTTTCCAATATGCTCTCTTTGCATTTATAGGAAATATCATCAATAGCTATTTTTCTTATAAGCTAAAAGAAACAGAACTAGATAAATTAGAGAATTTGTCTTCCATTTTAGAATGTGCCTTTTGTGCTAAACCAAATGTGGTTACCTTTTTTCCAAATCAAAATGAACGTTTTGAATTTGAGTGTGAAGAGTGCAAAAATAAAAATGTAGTAAATCTTAATTTTACAGTTGCACGAGTAATGGATTTTAAAGATCCTTTAACAGTAGCCCCGACCATTCCTAAACCCACTTCTCCTCTCTAATACTATGAACCAAGAAACCACAATCGAACCACGTCAAAGTCCTCTAGCCTGGTGGGGTAATACTCAAGAAAAATCTTTAACCATGGCTCGCTGGATGGCTTTGTATGAAGCAGTTAATATCATTGCGGATAAAGGAGAAGAAAAAGATATTCCTCTAGAAAAAATTGAATTTAAACCTCTGGACATTAGAGATTATATGAATGCGACAGAAGATATCTTTCTGCGTAAAATTTTACAAGAAGATTATAAAATTCACATTTGTTGTGATGAAGACTTTACAGAATCTTTAAACCCTGTAGAAGTTAATCTTAAAGGTTAATATTCACCGTATACTCTAGTATCACTGCTAGGATTATCTAAGAGATAATCAAAATTTTCAGAAGTATTTAATTTTAAAGAAGTATCTTCTTGAGCTATATTTCCTTGACCAGGACCAGCACTGTTGGGTTCTTGACTGTAATCGTAACGTTTTGCTTTAAAGAACCATACATAGTGACCACCTAAAGGATTGATTTGAAATTCATCTATAGTTTCAGTTATTTCAAATACAACTGGTCCTCGTTTAGGAGTATGCAGACGATCTGCACCATATTCAGTCATTTTAATTAAATCGCCAGGTTTAGGTTCAGCACCAGCTCCATACACTTCTTCAAAAAGTTCTGGATGTATAATTCCATTAAGATCTCCGTCTGCTATTAAACCAAATTTTGATAAAAGTATAGAATCATTATTTAAGGCTAATAAAAATATCATTTTTTGTGGAGCAGCATAACCAGCCATGTATTGTTCTCCATATAAAGGATTAGCAGCTGATAAAGTTGTTAAATTTGTATAGTATAATATTTCTTGCCCAAAAATATTAATTTGTTCTTTCAGCCAATTAGAAAAATTTTGCCTTTCAGCTGAGTTAGTTTTTTTGTTTAAAAATCTTAAATTTTCCATATTAAGAACTTTTTTGTTTTCTTATAAACCAAAAATTATTTCCGTCAAACCATATACTGGCTTCTGACTTTCCTAATCTAACAAAAGATTTATCCCATTCTAAAGGATTGGGTGGTCTATGGTATTGAATTAAAATTTGTCTAGCTATACCATTACCAATTCTTTCTCTTTGTTGCCCGGAGTTAATAAATCTTTCTACAGTCTGATTTATTAATTGGGCTCCGTGACTATGGGGTACAAAATTTAAATGTTTACGATTAGAATTTGCTCCAGTAATTCTATCTACAGTTTGATGATGCTGTCTAGACTTTGCTGTGGGTTTAATGTAATCTTCTAACCCAGTTTTGTTTGTTGGATTTTTATAGTTATTAAAGCGACCAGGAAATTTAGGCATTCCACTGTTATCTTTTTTTTCTAAGATAGGTCTTTTGTAAAAAGGTGTAAACGACATAAACTATATATTAATATTTATAGATAAAAAAACCCCGTTCTAAGAACGGGGTTTTTTTGTTTGTCTTTTCCTTTAAACGAATTACTGCTCAAATACAGTCTTACCTTGTTTGACCCCGCCTACATCTTGTTTCTTTTTATTTTCAAGATCTTCTGGATCACCGGAGAGTTCAGAAAGTTTGCCATCTACTTTGGCTCCTTTAGGAACTTGAGCTTTACCTTTAGTAACTGGTACTGCTCCCTTTACTACTTGTGATTTGGGGGATGTAAGACTGGCTGCAAGCTTATCAAGATCAATTAAACTATGACCCAATACTTCAGCGTCTACCTCATCTTCAATAGTATCTCCCTCTTCACCTTCTGGCCCACCTTCATCTCCAGCTTCTCCGGCGTCACCTAAATCATCCATTTCGCCACCGAGATCTTCTTCGTCTTCACCTTCTTCAATTTCATCTTCTCCCTGTTCTTGCCCCAAGACCCTTTCTAAAGCTGCTACAGCTGCCTTTAAGGCATCTAACACTTCTTCCATGCCACCGACTTCTGCAGCTTCTTCTTCCTCTCCTTCTCCCCCACCAAGATCTACTTCTCCTTCTCCACTATCCATGTCGCCTGAAAAAGATAATTCGTCACCTTCTTGATCTTCTTTGTCTGCGAGTTCTTCCCAATTTTCTTCTTCACTGAGAATTTTGTTATAGATAGAAGTAAAGAGATCTGATTCTTTGGCTAAACCCTTTGAATCTTTTGCCTCTTTAGGTTTACCGTCTTTATCAGATACTGAAAGACCTTTAGTTGGAGTTTCGACGTCGTCGCACTCGCAAGGTCCACCGTGGCCTTCTTTATAACCATCAATTACATCTGTACCAGGCTTGATGTTACCAGAAACAACTCCGGAAGAACCTTCACTCAAAACGTTTAAATAAGAATTAGTCAATGACATATGTTGTAACATTACTTACCCTTTTATTGGTCCAAAACAATGGTCATCTTGTCTTTTTTAAACATTCTAATTTGATTAGAAGACAATTGTTTTCTTAAAATAGCTTTAGGGGTTTGAGATTTTGTTTTAACTTCTCCCTCTGCCTTTTTGATAATTTTTTTATTTGTGGCAATGCCTACCAAAACATTTTCATCTTTAGGTTTAGAAAAATTAGAATCTTTTCCTTTACCGTAACTTTCCAACATTTCTGTTGCGGCTAGAATATATTCCTCAGAATTAAAGGAAGTATTTTTCTTTTGACTAATATTCAAAAGAAGATTTCTATCTTCTTCTAGAATTTTTTTATAAAGTTCATTAGTTAAAGGAGTTACTTCATAATAGGCTTCTTCGCCGGTTGAATTGGTGTAATTGAATTTCATATTTTTTATTATCCTAGAATCATCCTTGAACATCAACTATAAAAGTATATTCATTCAGTAAAAATTCTGCTTCTTCGTAAAGGGGTTTAATAGGTATCAATTCGTAACAGCTAGAAGACATCCACAATATTTGAGGTAGTTCTTTGATTTGAAAAGAAGTATTTCTACTTAAAATTAAGCTATAAATACATAGTTGTAAACTGTATATATTGAGTTCACAATTATCTAAATGACTCAGTGGTCCTAGTAATTTTTCTTTATTTTTTGTTTTAATTTCTTTATTGGTTTTATAATCAAAAAGGCATAATTGATTTTTTTCCAAATCATACGACACATTATCTATGCATCCACAAATTCCAGTTCTTTTATCTCCTACAACTAATTCAGATTTGACTATAATATATCTCTCTTTCCACCATTTGTAAAATGATTGAAAGGTAGCTATGAACTGAGCCAGATCATTGTAATACTTTTCTACAGAAATGTAGTCCGGATATTTCCTAACAAAATTTTGTATACCATATGAATCTACTGGAGCTTTCCGGCGTGCCATAAAATTTTCTACATATGAATGTAATGCAGTTCCACGATGACACGCATACTCTCTAGCAAACTCCCATTTACCCAAAACATCTTCCAACGAAACACCATCTCTTGCCGCCACTATCTTTGCTATTTTTTCAGACTCAAAAGGTTTTGTATATTTTTTTATTATTTGAGTAACAGAACCTTTGCTCTTTACACCATTAATAAAATAAGAATGATCCTTCTCAGAAAAGAATATGTCTTCAAAACTTTTCTCTAATTCCACCAACTCCGTTAAATTCATCTTTCTAATATATCTTTGTTTTTCGAAATTTCAATCTTGATTTTTAGCTTTAAACAAACTATAATTAACACATGAAGTTACTACCACAAAAGTTTACCAAAAAGGGTTACAAACACTCTCTTGTAAAGCGAGAAGATAACATCGCCATTTATAAAAGATCTTCTGTAGAAAATTCCAAGATATCCCACTACGAAGTTATAATTGTAACCTCTCATAATGGGACAACTATTGAAGGAAATTATATTGAACCCGGAGAACTTTATCCAAGCACTTCTCAGTGGGGTGAAAAGGGTTGGACTTGTCTAAGCTTAGAAAAAGCCGAAGAAAGATTTAAAGAGGTTAAGAAAAAAGTTAAAACCTTAGAAGCTAAAGCAGATAAAAAGAAACTCAACAAAAACAAATAAGTATTTGCATGATTAAATTGACCAAATCTGATCTGCAAAATCTGTATAAAAAGGCACTAAATTTAGTTCGCACTAAGCCTGCAGAATTCTTTAATTTAAGAAAAATGCGAGGTACAGTGGGGCTTTGTTATTTTACAGATATAGAATTAGATTATCGCCGAGATATTGTGCCTACCGCCTTTCATGAATTGTTTCATTATCTTTATCCAGATTGGTCTGAGTCACAGGTAAAGTATGCGGAGTCTCGCATGATTAATCATTGTACACCAGTAGAAATTGCTACCTTTTTAAAACATTTGGCTAACAAAATTTACAAAGCAGAAATGATTAAACTTACCCTCGGAAATTCAAATAAAACAAAAAAAAGAAAAAAGAAGTGAATCTATATTTTTTGATCTAAATACCTTTCCAAAACTATATGAGTGAGAAAATTCTTCACGTCAAAAAACGTGACAACACCTTGGTACCCTTTAACGTGGACAACATCAATAAAGTCATCAAATGGGCAGTAGATGGCATATCTGGGGTAAGTGTTTCAGATATTGAAATACATACAAAACTCAATCTCGTAGACGGCATTTCTACACGAGAGATTCATAAAGTATTAATAGATTCTGCTATTAACCTTTTTAATGAAGAATCGCCCAACTATCAATGGGTAGCGTCTCGTCTTTTGACTTATCAATTGCGTAAAGATGTGTGGGGTGGAAAGAATCCACCGCGTCTGTATGATTTTATAGTTAAAAATACTGAAAGAGGAATCTATCATCAAGAGATTTTAGAAAGCTATACAAAAACAGAAATAGATAAGTTAGATGATAAAATCAATCATGATAGAGATTATGACTTTACCTATGCAGGTTTGAAGCAGCTTTGTGACAAGTATCTCATTCAAAATCGTAAAGCAAAAGAAATATTCGAGACACCACAATTTGCTTATATGCTGATTGCGATGGTTAGTTTTATTAACTACCCTAAAGACAAGAGATTAAACTTTGTTAAAAGAGCATATGAAAAGTATAGCAAGCATAAAGCAAATCTTCCAACACCTCAAATGGCTGGTATTCGCGGATTGCTTAAACAATATGCTTCATGCTGTCTCATTGATGTAGATGACACTAAAGAATCTATTTTTAGTTCTAACACCGCTGCTGGATTTGCTACTACACAGCGTTATGGTATTGGTTTAAATTTTGGTCGTATTCGTGGAATCGGCACAGAAATTAAAGGTGGTCAAGTAATTCATACCGGTTTAATACCGTTTCTTAAAGTATTTGAAGCTACAGTTAAGAGCTGTCAACAAAATGGTATTCGTGGGGGAGGAGCTACAGTTAATATTCCGTTCTGGCATTATGAAGTAGAAGATGCTATTCAGCTTAAAAATAATGGTGGTACAGAAGACAATCGGGTTAGAAAGATGGATTATGTAATTCAATTTTCTAAAATCTTTTACGAAAGATTCATGGCTAATGGTACTATTACTTTATTTTCGCCACACGAAGTACCAGAATTAACAGAAGCATTTGGGTTTCCTCACTTTGATGAGTTGTATCTTAAATTTGAGAAAGATCCAAAAATTCGTTACAAGCGTAGCATCAAAGCAACAGCTTTAATGTCTTTGTTTGTTAAAGAAAGAACAGAAACAGGTCGAATTTATTTAATGAACATTGATCATTGTAATGATCATTCACCTTGGAAAGAACGTGTTACTATGACCAATCTTTGTGTAGAGGTGCTGCATCCCACAAAACCTATTCGTCATATAGATGATCCAGAAGGTGAAATTGGTATTTGTGTTCTTTCTGCTATTAACCTTTTACAGATTAAAAATGATCAAGATCTACAAGATACGTGTGACATTATAGTTAGAATGTTAGATGAGCTTATAGACTACCAAGAATACTTTACTCATGCAGCAGAGAACTTTACCAAAAAGCGTCGTAGCTTGGGTGTAGGAATTACCAACCTCGCAGCACTATTAGCTAAAGATGGATTAAAGTACACAGACCCTGAAGCACCTAACTATGTAGATAGTTGGATGGAAAAGATTCAATACTACTTGATTAGCAGTTCAGTGGATCTGGCTATAGAAAAGGGTAAATGTGAAAAGTTTCATCTTACCAAATACGCAGAAGGACTTCTTCCTATAGATACCTATAAAAAGAAGATAGATTCAGTAATCACGCGCAAACCATCTATGGACTGGGAAGCTTTGAGAGCAAGAATCAAAGAACACGGCATGAGACATTCTACATTAACAGCATTGATGCCTTGTGAATCTAGTTCAGTTATTCAATGCTCAACAAACGGTATTGAACCTCCTCGTTCTTTCTTAACATACAAAGGTTCTAAAGCTAATTCTGTACCAGTACTAGTTCCTAACTACACCACATGTAAAAACAAATATACTTTACAATTTGATATGCCCAACAACACCGGTTATATTAATATTGTAGCAGCTTTGCAAAAGTGGGTTGATATGTCTATTTCAGCTAATTTGTATTACAACTATGAACATTATCCCAATAAAGCTTTACCAGACGCTTTGTTAATTAAAGATTTGTTATATGCTTATAGTATGGGCGTAAAGACTTTGTATTATAGTAATACCTATGACGGCGATAAACAATCAGCTACAGAAAATGATTCTTGTGCTAGCGGAGCCTGTGCTATCTAAAATAAGTATTATATATTCTCATGAGCACTGTTTTAAACATTAAAAACATAGACACACGCCAACAGCCATTGTTTCTTGGAGAGCCATTGGCTCTTCAGCGTTATGATAAGCTTAAATATCCTAAGCTTTATCAATTGGCAGAAGAA